CACCTGTCCAAGAACTTGTGGGCAATCGTGAAGTGGTGTTTCAACCGAATGAAGGACCTCAAGAAGAATTTCTTTCCGCTAGTGAAAGAGATGTACTCTATGGAGGTGCTGCTGGTGGGGGCAAATCTTTCGCCTTGCTTGCAGATCCGCTTCGTTACTGCACTAATCCTAATCATAGGGGTCTTCTTCTTAGGCGTACTCTCGACGAACTTACTGAGTTAATAGACAAGTCACGACAGCTATATCCGAAAGCGTTCCCCGGAGCAAAGTTCAGGGAGTCAAAGTCAACGTGGCATTTCCCATCGGGAGCTACCATTTGGTTTACGTATCTAGACAAAGACAAAGATGTAACCCGATTTCAAGGACAAGCTTTCAACTGGATAGGCATAGACGAGATAACCCAGTACCCAACACCGTACGTGTGGGACTACCTAAGATCAAGATTGAGAAGCACCGACCCAGAGCTACAGCAAAGTCTGTATATGAGGTGTACAGCCAACCCCGGAGGAATCGGTGGATGGTGGATCAAGAAGATGTACATTGACGTAGGTGAACACAACAAACCGTTTGCTGCATCTGACGTCGAAACAGGCAGACCTTTCTTGTGGCCGCAAGGACACGAAAAAGAAGGACAACCTTTATTTTATCGTAGGTTCATTCCTGCACGTCTAACAGACAATCCGTTCCTTATGGCTGATGGACAATATGAAGCTATGCTTCGTTCACTACCAGAGATAGAACGTAAAAGATTACTTGAAGGGGATTGGGATGTAGCCGATGGTGCAGCCTTCCCAGAATTTAGCAGAGCGAAACATGTTGTCGAATCTTTTGACTTACCTACCAACTGGCCCCGCATCAGGGCGGCTGACTACGGGTATGCGAGTCCTTCTTGCGTTCTTTGGGGTGCTATTGATTGGGATAATAATATCTGGATTTATAGAGAATTATACGTAAAACAGTTGACAGCGGAGCAATTAGCGGATAGAATACTAGAAGCGGAACAATTAGATCCGTTACCTCACTACACAGTATTAGACTCATCATGTTGGAACAAGACAGGCTTTGGTCCTTCCATAGCTGAAACAATGATGAGATGTGGAGTTCGTTGGACTCCCTCAGATCGAAATAGAATACAAGGTAAAATGGAAATACATCGTAGGCTTGCCGATGACCCAAGAACAAATGAACCGAGATTACGAGTGTTTTCTAATTGTAGCAACACTGTCAAGCAATTGGCAGCAATTCCTCTTTCCAAAACTAACAGCGAAGACGTGGACACTAAAGCAGAAGACCACGCATACGATGCGTTGAGGTATATGTTAATGACAAGGATGACAGGTTATGCAGCGATTCATCAAACGCTTAATGGTATCAAGAATCAGGTCTATCAAGTCCAAAATGAAACATTCGGGTATTAATAGATGGCACAAGTAACAGGTGGAGGTGGTAAGTCGGCAGTAATGCCAAACTTTGACCCCAAGACATTTACATTAAAAGAAGCTATTAGTTCATATGCAGAAGCTTCTCGTGAATCTGGATCAAAACTTGAGGGCTTTGAAAAAAGACTTGAAAACAATAAAGTTATTCAACAGTACTTAGATAGACCAGTTGTTGATTTATTTGATGGTCACTGGGATGCAGATGATAACCCATTAGTAAAATTACTGAAAGGTTCTGGGGAAGGAACACAAGGACAGTTATACAGTAATTTTAAAAGTATAGAAGATAATGTCTTTAGACAAATATCAAGAGCAAGGCTTAATGAAGAATATGTTAGGCTTACTGATTCAGTTGCTAGACCTGCAAAAGGTGCAAAGTATACAACAAAGTTTGGTTACAATCCTGAAAAAGTAGGGCAGTTACAAAAGAACTTAGCTGAATTTGTAAAAAATAACCCAGATACAAAGCCTGTAGCCAATGCTCTTTTATTTCAATTGTATACAGGTTTTAGACCTAATGCAGCAGGAGGATTAACTCCTGAAAATATAAGAAAACCTGAAACAAGAGCAAATATTCATGGTATATTTTTATCAGGAGATCAAGTAGGTGCAAAAGGATCGACTATTAATATACCACTTAATAGAAGAGCTATGGCTGTTCTTCAAAGCCAAGAACTTTACAATGAAAATAAATTTAAAGGTCAAGAATTTATATTTCAAAAAAAGTCAAAGGGTAAATTTGTACCTATAGATGATAAAGACATTACTGGTCTGTTTGCAAAAATGAAAAAAGCAAACCTAATACCTAAAGGTTTAAAGATAGATATCACAGGAAAATTTCCAAAAGATGCAGATAACTTTACTTCTTATGACTTAAGAAGATTACACGCCACAACATTATCTTTTCTAGGAGTACCAATAGAAAAAGCCGCCCTTTTAACAGGAAGAGTTGTAGGAGATGCAGGAGAACAAGCTAGATACATAGGAGTTGCTCCCGGCGTTTTTAATGAAGAAGGTGCTATAAAGGACGCAAATAAGTTAACAGGGTACATGTATGGTGAGTACAGTAGGTTATTTGAAGGTGGCACAGAAGCTGCTGAAAAAGGAAAATTTTTATCTTTAAACAGAGATATATTCAGCCCTAATGAGCCTATAGAATATGTAGATCAAAAAACAGATTTATTTAAAGGCACTTACGGAAAAGGAACAACCATTCCATCTTCTACTGTTGCACTAGGAGATACTGCAACTAAAGATTTTGAAATAAGTGACAGTACACGAAATTGGCTTAGTGACAACGGTTTTATTAAAGGTATTGGAACATTAGCTACTGGACTAGGTGTTGCTTCTATTGCATCTGAAGCAAAAGCTGATTATGATAAATATAGAGAACAAGGAAGAAGTCCAATTGTTTCAGGCATAGGTGCCGCAGTAGAAACAGCAGCAGATATAGCTGTTGAAGGGGGTACACGTGCAGTGTCCATGTTACCTAGTATGATAGTGGGAAGTTCAAGTCCAGCAGGTGACACTCCAGATAGAACAGGATACCGTGATCCAATAATGGAAAAACAGATGGCTGATGCCAAAAAGATTCCTGATACAGCAAATCCTGATACACTACCAAATGAAGCATTAAAAGTTATACAAGAAGATGCTGACATGACTAATACAGATTTAGACCCTGAAGCAGGGTTTATTTCCCAAGCTGATATAGATGCAAATCAGCAAATGGGGTCGCCTACTTCTCAAGGTTTTATGAGTAAGTATGGTGAAAATGATCAAGACCTACTACAAACAACTTAAATAGGAGGGCAGTTATGCCAAATAATAATTACAACTATGGTGCTGCGTACATAATGAACAGCGACAAAACTTCAGTTGATGACCAAATGGGTGCAAATCAACTAACTCGTATGGGTGCAGACTTTGACACAAAGATTGAAAACTACGATTTACAATCTGACATGCCAAAGAAGCAAACTAAGCCAACTGTTGAATCTTCTTTCTTTTCAATGGCTGACGACAAAAATTATTTCTAAGTAAGGTAAAATATGTCTGATAATTTTCTTCAACCAGAAGATGACAGTGCAATACCTATAAATAATCCGAGCGAACAAATGCCCGGATTAGCAGGTTATGTACGCAGTAAGTTTGAGGATTCCGAAAACGGAAGACGAAGCCACGAACATAGATGGTTACAAGCTTATAAAAACTTTAGAGGTATTTACGATTCTACAACTCAGTATCGTGATTCAGAACGATCTAAAGTATTTATAAAAATAACTAAAACAAAAGTTCTTGCAGCTTATGGTCAAATAGTTGATATTTTATTCGCTAACAAAAAGTTTCCAATAGTCGTCGAACCGACTCCAATGCCAGAAGGCATAGAGAAATTTGCTCACATGAAAACTCCGTTAGACGAAGAAGAAGAACAACTTGATCCTTATGGATTTGAAGGAGATGGCAGACAAGTTCCTCCCGGAGCATTAGAAGCCGAACAGCCAGAAAAACATTACTTAGGAACTTACGGGGATATGTTTGGCGACAAAATTGTGGCTGGCAAAGCTAAAGCGGGAGAACCTCAATTTGAACCTGCAAAAGAAGCCGCAAGAAGAATGGAACAGTGTATTCACGATCAACTTCTTGACACTAATGCAGTTAACGTATTTCGTAAAGCTATTTTTGAATCATCTTTACTTGGAACAGGAATTGTAAAAGGCCCTTTTAATTTTTACAAAAGAGTACACAAGTGGGAAAGAGATGAGGAAGGTAATAGGATATATAAACCTTACGAAAAAATAGTACCACGTATAGAGTCTGTATCAGTATGGGATTTTCATCCTGATCCTTCAGCTACTAGCATTGAAGATTGTGAGTATGTTATACAAAGACATCGTATGAATAGACAGCAATTACGAGCTTTGATTATGCGACCTCACTTTGATTCAATAGCGATTGAAGAGTGTCTTGCTAAAGGTGCTAACTACGAAGATAAGTACTACGAAGACACTATCAGAGAAGATGAAACTGAGCCATACTATCAAGAGAGTAGATTTGAAGTTCTTGAGTACTGGGGTGTCATAGATAAGAAGTATGCCGATGAAGTAGGTATGGAAGGCGTCAATGAGATGTCCGAGTTTGATCAGGTACAAGTAAACGTTTGGATATGTGGTAATGAGGTTATTCGTTGCGTAGCAAATCCGTTTACCCCTGCTAGAATACCATATCAAGCTTTTCCATTTGAAATCAATCCATATCAACTATGGGGAGTTGGCGTTGCAGAGAACATGGAAGATGCTCAGTTACTTATGAACGGTCACGTTCGTATGGCTATTGATAACTTGGCACTTGCAGGTAATCTCGTTTTTGATGTAGATGAAGCTAGCTTAGTTCCCGGACAAAACATGGATATATTTCCCGGAAAGATATTTCGTAGACAATCAGGTGTAACAGGCACAGCAATCAACGGTCTTAAGTTTCCAAACACAGCAGGCGAGAACATACAGATGTACCAGATATCTAGACAGCTTGCAGATGAAGAAACAGGTATACCATCAATTATGCACGGTCAAACTGGTGTAACAGGAACAGGTAGAACTGCAGCAGGATTATCAATGCTCATGGGTTCTGCAGGTCTTGCTATGAAGACAGTTATAAAAAACATAGATGATAACTTGCTTAAACCAATTGGAGAAGCTTATTTTCAATGGAATATGCAGTTTAATGAAGAATCAGAAGATGTAGAGGGTGATTTAGAAATTAAACCTCGTGGGGTAGCAGCAGTGATGCAAAAAGAAGTACGAAGTCAAAGATTAACAAGTCTTCTACAAACAGTAGCTAACCCTATGCTTGCACCATTTATAAAGATACCAAACTTGATGAGAGAATTAGCTATATCACAAGACATAGACCCAGATAGTTTAGTAAATGATACAAATGAAGCACAAGTGTACGCAGAAATGTTGAAAGGAATGATGGCAGATGCTCAACAAGGAACAGGCGAGGGTGCTAGCCCCGATAGTCAACAGCAAGGAATGGGACAATCTGGTGGAGTATCTCAACAACCTCAAGGAACTGACAGTCAAGGGTCTGGTAACGGCACAATCGGAGTCGGAGCTACGCCAACTGCAGGGGAAGCTGGGTTTACTGGAAATGCTCCTGAATTTGAAGAATAACCATGAACAGGTGATAAAGAATGGCTGAAGAAAGAGAAAAAGACGAACAAGGAAGATATAAAGTTTTAACTCCTTATGAGTATCAAACTAGTGTAGTTGATTTTTATGGTCAAACTTTAGGTTCGACGGGTATTGATGTTAGAGATGAAGAGGAAGAAGAAGATAAAAGGGAAGAAACTTATGTAGCCCCTAACATAATCGGGGATAATGAAAGTGAACCTTCTAATGTTCTTTCGCAAGGTCTAGGTATAACTGGTAAAGGAACAAATGAGTTTGATAACTTTGAAAATTTAACAGATAATGTATCTACTTTTAACACATCACAAAGTTACAACGATTATCTATCAGGTAAAGGAACAAATAAATCTGATCTAAGTGCAATAGAAAAGTCAATTGATAATAAGCTTGGGGGAATTGCACAAAAGGTAAACAACAAAGTTAAAGATTTTGGAATTGCGTTTGCAAAGCCTACTGCAGAATCCACACAAAAACAAGGCATAGCACAAATAGGTGCTAAACTAATGGGTGCAAATCCTATGTTAAGTGCAATTGCAGGGGGTATGTTTTCTTTAGATGATAGCTACAAAGATCCAACAGGTCAAACATCAGCTAGACCCGGAGGAGCTTTAGGTCTTGCATACGATTTAAATATGTCAAATCAGTATTCTAATTTTGCATCAATAGAAGCTGCTCAACAAGCTAGTGAAAATGATGCTGCGTTTGAAGGAGATGCTTTTACGCAAGGTGATAAAGGTTTTGCTGCTAGAATAAATGGTCAACTTGTAAGTCGAGGAGTAGGTAAAAGTTATTATGATGGTGTGTATGATCTTAGCACAGAACAATTAAAGAATATGGAAGCTCTTCAAAGAGGATATAGCACAAGTGGATTTGACCCACGCAATCCTGATGCAGGCAGTAGGTTAGCAGGTAGTGGTAAAGTAGGCTACGATAATGCAGGTCGTTTTCACAGCATAAACGGCGTTTCTGCGTACGGAAAAGAACAAGATGCAATAAACTTAGGTAAAGAATACGGATTAAGTCTAGCAGAAGTACAAGGTATTTTATCCGATGTTAGGGGTAGAACAGGAATGTTTAGCTCCGTGCCTACAGGTAAAAACCTCACACAAATGTTAGAAGATAAACAAAAAGAAAAACAAGAAATAGAAGAAGCTAAAAGAGCAGAAGAAGCTAAAAGAGCAGAAGAAGCTAGAAAAGCAAAGTTAGCTAGAGAGATTGCAGAAAAACAAAGAAAAGCAGCTGAAGAAAGACGAAAAGAGGAACAGAGACAAAATGAGGAACTAGATAGAATTGAACAAGAAGCTAGAGAACAAGCTGAAAGAGAGAGGCAATATCGAGACGAATTTAATTACGGTGACAATGACGGTGGCGGTGGTAATGATGGCACTGATGGTGGTTATGGTGGTGCAGATAATACCACAGACTATGGTGGCACTGCTATGGGTGGTCGCATTGGTATGAAAGAAGGTGGCAACACAGCCGAAACCGAAGTTGTACAGCCTGCAGGATTTATTCAACGTGATCCTAATGCCACAAAACAGCAGGAGATAGCAGATGATATACCTTTTGATGCTAAAAGAGGAGACTTTGTAATTAACGCACCTGCAGCTAAACAAGCAGGAAAGCAAGATATTCAGCGAATGATATCAACTGCAATTACAAATTTACAAGAAAAAGGAGTGGATGTACGTTTTGGAAATCCTAAAATAAATATAGCAGATAATGTTAAATTACTTGTATCTCGTAATGAAGTTTACATTCCTAAGATTATAGCTGAAGAAATAGGCTACGATCGTCTCGATAAGATGAACAATAGAGGAAAACGAGAAGTGGCTCGCAGGCAACAACAGGCTGAACAAGCAGGGCAAGCAGAGCAAGGAATGAATGAAGGTGGCTTTATAAAAAAAAACGAAAAAAATGATGAAATAGAAAGTGCTGATTATTCAGAAGGTGGCATAGACGCTAGTAGAGCTATGATATTACGCCTAACAGGACATCTAAAGAATATAGAAGAAGGTCTTGGTGAGGGTTTTAAATATGGTAAAAAAAGTAAAGCAGGCGATACTTTACGTCACATATTAACAAGTGGTTACATAAGTGAAGACGGATTTTTTAATAAATTTATGTCAGATGCTTTTGATAGTAGAGAAAAAAGTAATAACATGTCCGAAGAAGACAAAATAGATTTAAACAACAATAAATTTGGAAGACTCTTGAGACAAAAATATCCAGATAGAATGGAATTTACAAAACAAGCAAGACAAGTTGTAAAAAATTTACTCAAAGGTAAGAAAACAGAAATAGATGGCGTTTCTCCTATGCTAAGTGTACGGGCAGAA